TAAATCGGTAAGTGGTAAGTGGTAAGTGGTAAGTGGTAAGTGGGTGATTTTACTCACTACTCACTACTCACTACTCACTACTCACTACTCACTACTCACTACCCATTACCCATTAGGAGATAGACATGGCTGAAGCCAAAGTAAAAAAAGTAAAAGCACTCAGCATCGTATCCAGTCGCGAAGGTTTTCGTCGTGCCGGTATCGCCTTCGGTAGCAAAGCAACGGTGATCCCGTTGACTGAGCTGAGTATCGATCAGCTCAAGCTGATCAAGGATGAATCAGTCCTGGCAGTATCTGAAGTCGAGATCGATGCACCTGAAGAAAAGGTTGCTGAGTAATGTCTTATGCCAGCCAGCAGGCGTTGATCGAGCGCTTTGGTTATCAGGAGCTGCTTAATTTATCTGATCGTGTGGGCGCAGGTATTATCGGCGCCGGTGTGATAGATAGCGCGCTGCTCGATGCCGACGCGGAGATCAATAGCTATCTGGCCGGGCGCTATAACCTGCCGTTGACGCAGGTCTCGCAAGAGTTGCTCCGTATAGCGTGTGATATTACCCGGTATCGTTTATACGACATTCTCGCGACCGAAGCCGTCAAGATTCGCTATGACGATGCCATCAAGAAGCTGCGCGATGTGTCTAAAGGGGTCGCTTCGTTGGGTATGGATCAGGTCAATCAGCCGGTTGCGGTCAATGGCGGCGCGGTGATCAATTCATCGGTCAAGGATTTTGGCCGTCCCGGACGGGGTGGCTGGTAATGCCTAACCTGCATCTCACTGCCGAGCCGTTGATCATTGATCGTCTCAAGGTCACCATGCCGACATTGCGCGGGGTGTTCGGGATGGCGGATCTGGCCAGTGTGCAATTGTCTCAGCAGATCAATCCTGCGGCATTTGTGGTGTATGACGGCGATGTGGTCGGTGTTGCGGCCGGGCAAGGCGCGGTGCAGATGGTGTCAGAGCGTTGGCTGGTGGTGGTGTCGGTGATGAATGTACGCGACATACGCGGCGGCACCTCAGCTCGCGTGGAGGCGGGTGTATTGATCGGCGAGGTGATCGCCGCGTTGGCAGGCTGGCAGCCTTCCCCGGCGCACAGGCCGATGACGCGTATCGCCGCGCCCAAGCCTATTTTTAATGCGGGGTTTTTGTCTATCCCGCTGGCCTTTGATGTTAAATTCATTTCAGGAGTATAAGTAATGAAAATCAAGTTGTTACAGCCGTTGAAAGATGCCGGAATCCTCCATCCAGCCGATACTGAGCTGGATATGGATGAGGATACTGCGCACTGGCTCATCGAGCAGGCGGTCGCGGCATCTGTTGATCAATCAAATTCAAGCAAGCCCACCAACACTCAAAAAGGGGTTAAATAATGTACTTCTCAGGCCAAGGAAAATTATATATCGGTAGTCGCGACGCGTTGGGTAACCCGCTGGCTTTGCGCTTCGTGGGCAATGTACCCAAGCTGCAACTCGCGCCCAAGGTGCAGAACATAGACCATCAGGAGAGCGTCTCCGGGCAGCGTGCCACGGACTTGCGCCTGATCAAGGGTAAGACGATTGATTTTACCTGCACTATGGAGGATTTTGTTAAAGAAAATCTCTCTCTGGCGCTGTATGGTGCTGCCACGCTGGTCGCACCAGGCACGGTGATCAATGAGGTTTTGGCGAGTGCGCTGGTGGCGGGTGATTACGCCCCTTTATTGCATCAAAACGTCAGCGCCGTGGTGGTGAAGGATTCAGCGGGGGCGCCCGCTACGCTGGCCGCCGGGGTGGATTATGTGGTAAACGCGCAGCACGGCTCTATCCAGCTATTGAATGCCGGTGCATATGTGCAGCCGCTCAAGGCGAATTATTCCTATGGTGCGGTGAACAATATCAATATGTTTACGCAGTCGTTGCCGGAGCGTTTCATTCGCTTTGAGGGACTGAATACGGCAGACAATAACAAGCCGGTGTTGATTGAGTTGTACCGCGTGGCGATAGACCCGCTCAAGTCGCTGGATTTGATCAGTGATGTTGTGACGGGTCTGGATTTATCCGGGGTGACGATGATGGATAGTTTCAAGGCCAATGATGCGGTGCTGGGGCAGTTTGGCCGTATTGTGCAAATCTAGGGCTGAGTCATGACTGAATATATGGTAAGCCCCCTCAAAGTGCGTGAATTGCCCGATTTCATTCGCACGATCAAACCGTTGATGGCGTATCTGGCGGGTGGCGATATTCGCGCCATGCTGCTGGATGAGCCGGAGGCTCTGATCAATGCGATTGTTATCGGTAGCCGTGTGCCGCTGGAACAGGTGCAGGAAATGCAGGTGGATGAGCTGGTGCAACTGACGGGACAGGTGATCGAGGTGAATCTGGATTTTTTTATCACAAGGGTGATGCCAGAAGTCAACCGCTTCACCGACCGCGTGAATTCGAACTCTGTCTGGCAGAATCTGTAGCGCGCCTGGTGTTTGGCGGCTATGCCTATAGCGAGGTGATGGATATGACATGGCCGACGTTTAAGTTGCATCTCGGGGCGCTGGCAGGGCTGGAGTCGGAACGTTTGCGCAGTGCCCTGATTATTGCCCGCGCCAGCCAGGCTGACGAGGCGGGATATAAGCAGGTGCTGGCTTTGCTCAACGGCGGAACACGTAGCCAATAAACGAGAGTGCCCACAGCACAAACCAAAAGGCTGATAGCGCCAGCATCCACGGCCCGGTCAAAAAAGCCAGAAAAAAACAGATCAATCCCAATAACGGAAAGGCGACGGGCAGCATGAATAACCTCGACGTGGCAGTAACGATTAGCGCGAAGGATAACACCGGAGCGGCATTCGGCAAAGTGCGCGGCGGGGTGGAGTCTATTTCGCAGCAACTGGCTCTGGCCAAAGCGCAATTTATCGGATTTCAGGCATCACTGATGTCGCTTGAGAAAGTGCGGGCGCTGGCCGAACTGGCGGATCAGGTGCAGGCGGTGAATGCGCGCCTTAAGCAGGTGACGCAAAGCACCGGCGAATTTGTTCAGGCTCAGCAGTTATCTTATCGCATCGCGCGTGAGTCAGGTGCAGGCTATGAGGCGGTCGCCACGCTTTACACTCGTCTAAGCCAGACGGGCAAGGATTATGGTCTGACGCAGGCCGCGATAGGTAAAACGACTGAGGCAACCGCCTTGTCGCTCAAACTATCCGGCGCATCTGCAGCTGAAAGCGCATCGGTAATCCGACAGCTTGCGCAGGCGCTGGGGTCGGGTGTGCTGCGCGGCGATGAATTCAATTCCATCATGGAAAATGGCGGCAGGCTCGCCAAGGCGCTGGCCGACGGCCTGGGCTTGCCGATCGGGGAATTACGCGCGCTGGCCGAACAAGGGTTATTGACCACGGATGTGGTGTCGCAGGCGATACAGTCGCAATCCGCAAAACTGCAGGCCGAGGCGGATGCCATGCCGCGCACAATGGGTCAGTCGGTATCAGCGATGCAAGATCAGTTTGGTCGGGTGATTGATCAGATGAATCAGGCCAGCGGTGTGACACGCTTGCTGGGGTCTGCCTTTGATGGTTTGGCGAATCACATGCAGGCCGCGCTGACGGGTGCCGGGGTGGTCGCTGCGGTTGCAATGGCAGGGGCCGTCGGACGCGCGAGCGCTGCCACGCAAGCCTATATCGCTCATAAATACACCGAAATCACGGCTGAGCGTGGTGCTACAGCAACGCGTATCGCGCACCTCAAGGTGACTGAAAGTTATGCGCTGGCCGAGTTGCAAGCCGCTCAAGCCAGCGTGGCCGCTGCGTCGGGTATGGCGCGTCTGACGGTGGTGGAAAACCTGCTGATTCCCGCGCAGCAGCGTCTGGCAGCCGCTACGCTGGCTACAAACGCTGCACAGTCCGGCGGGTCGTTACTGGCAGGCGGTTTGCGTGGTGCGCTGGGTTTGTTGGGCGGGCCTATCGGGATTATTACCACCCTGCTGACGCTGGGTGCGACAGCCTGGGTTCTTTGGGGTAACAATGCCAAAACCGCCGCACAACAAGCCGAGACCGCTATCCGTCATGCCGATGAGCAAGCGCTCAAGCTGGGCATCACGCAGCAGTCTGCTTTGGAGACTGAGCTGAAGCTGGCGCGCGCGGAACGTGACCGGCTGCGTAATACAGGCGCATCGCTTGCCAGCCGGAAGGCGGCAGATGATAAGGTGTTGGGTATCCGCGCAGCATTGGATGAGCTGGCGGTGCGCGAAAAGAATCTGGCAGCGCAGGCACGCACTCCGACGGCGCTGGGCGCGGAGTTGCTGGGTAAGCAACTGGATGCGTATGTCGGGCAATACCGACAAAAACTTGACCCGCTCAAGGCGGCGCTGGATGAATTGCGCGCCAAATTCAATGAAGCCGGGGTGGCGCTGGATAGCCGGAAATTTCGCGATGCGGAGGCCTTGGTACGGCAGTCTTTTGCCAAAAAAGGCGCAACGGGCAAGGCCGGTGGCGCGCTATTGGGTGCAGATCAACCCGCCATCGAGGCGGAGATGACGCTACTCAAGGATGGCTTGAGCCGCGCCGCGCGCGCGTATGACATGGCCTTGCAGGACCGCACAATTTCACTGCGCGATTATTACCAGGCCAAAACTACGCTGGAACAGCAGGGGATTGAGGCGGAGATCAAACGCGCACACGACCTGCTGGCAGCGCAGCAGCGCATCGCTCAGGCGGGACGTGGTGAGGCCGAGCGCCTGCGCGCCAGGGGTGAGGTTGCCAGGCTGGAAGCGGATTTGATCGTGTTAAACAACAACCGTGCGGATGTGGAGTTAAACAATGCGCGGCGCGTAGCCGAGGCGGAAAGAAGCCTGGCCGATGAGTTGCAACGGGTACGCGACGCGCTGAACGCCATGACTGGTCAGAGCGGCGACCGGCGCGCCGCTATCGAGCAGCAGTTTGCCGATTTGAAAACTCGCCTGGGGAATGATGCAGCAGGTTTAGCTTTGGTGGATCATCTCATTGATGTCAAGGTGGCTGACGATAATTTGACGAAACTTGAGGCGCGCTGGCGGCTGGCCGCAGAAAATATGCGCAATGCGCAGGCCAGTGTGCAGATACAACAGCAAACCGGCCTGCTGACCGAGGCACAGGCGCGGGCACAGATTGTTGTTTTAGCGCAACAGCAACGATCCGAGATGGCGCGCCTGTTGCCCGCGATGGAGCAAGCCGCAGCAGCGATCGGTCCCGAGGCGGTGGCGCGTGTCGCGGCGTGGAAAAACGAGCTGGCGCGCAGTAGGCTGGTGGTGGACGAGGTGGCGGTCACGCTCAATGGACAGGCGCAGAACGCTTTCGCGACGATGTTTGAAAATATTGCGACAGGGGCCAAGTCGGCCAGTGCAGCATTTACCGATATGGCGCGCTCTATCCTCGCCTCAATCGCTAAAATTGCATCACAAAAGCTGGCTGAATCAATCTTTGGTGCGATGGGGGCTGGAGGCGGCGGCTCAGGCGGGTTAGGCGGCTTTGTCTCGGGGCTGCTGGGGTTTGCCGAGGGTGGGTTGGTGAACGGCCCAGGCACGGGGACTTCTGATTCGATTCCGGCGCGCTTGTCGGCTGGCGAGTTTGTGATGAAAGCTTCGGCGGTGCAGCAGTTCGGCGTGGGTTTTATGCACGCGCTGAATGGCGGTTTTAATATGCCCGCTTCGATAGGTTCATCGCTGGCGTTTGCCGGGGGCGGGCTGGTGCCTGCCTCTGCGCCCGCCGCGCAGGGCGCTCAAGGCGTGCGCATCGTCAACGTGATTGATCCTGCGATGGCAGGCGATTACTTGAATTCGTCGGCGGGGGAAAAAGTGCTGCTGAATGTGCTGTCGCGCAATGGCGGTGTGATTAAGAATATTTTAGCGGGAGCTTGAAGTGAAATCAGTAATACTTAAGGCGGAGCATTAAGATGGCGACCACTACCGGCACCGCTCTGAATTATCGCGATCTGCTGTTAAAACTGCGGACATTTTTAACGACTACCATGCTGCCCGCTTCGGAGCGCTGGACAGAGCTGCGCTATACCAGTGCCACTGAGGATGAGCTGATCTTGAAGGCGCCTGGGCTGGCAGGCACGGAGCAGATTTTTATCGGTATTCAGACTGCCAGTGTGGCGACGAATGGGACGTATAACTGGTTGCTGAATGGCTTTGTTGGTTATAACGCGGCGAATGCCTTTGCTGCTCAGCCTGGTGCTATTAGCGGATTAAGCCCGGCACTGGCGTTGTGGAACGGCGCGATACCGTATTGGTTTGTGGCATCCGGGCGGCGCGTGGTGGTGGTGGCCAAGGTGTCTACGGTGTATGAGGCCGCTTACCTCGGGCTGATCAAGCCATATGCCACGCCAGGGCAATATCCATACCCGCTGCTGATCGGTGGCTCCATGACAGGTGCGGCAGGCTACAGCTACACGCTGGCATCGGTGAATCATCGCCATTTTATTGACCCGGGGGAGGTAGGTAACGCGGCGATCAATACGGCGTGTATGTTGCGCGGTCCGGGTGGTGCATGGCTGGCGTTCCAGAATTACGCTGGCAGCGATACCCTTTATAGTCTGACGCGCCAAACCTGGCCGTATCATTACACCAATCTGCACTTGACCCGCGAGGCGCTGGATGGCAGTTATGTATTGACCCCTGCGTTGCTGACCGAGTATGTAACAGATATGGACCGCGAGCTGTATGGCGAGCTGGACGGCTGTTATCAGGTGAGCGGCTTTGGCAATGCCGCAGAAAACCTGATTACGGTGAACGGCGTGAGCCATCTAGTGGTGCAGAATGTTAATCGCACGACGGTGCGGGACTATTGGGCGCTGGCGCTGGTATAGTTAATTATTGAGCCTCGGGTAGGGTGGATAAAGCGCTGGCGCGTATCCACCATCAATCATCGCTTTTCCGGTGGAAACGCTACGCCCTTCGACAATGCTCAGGACATGCTTTTTCCACCCTACCAATAGCTGGTATAG